CCGACGCCAAGAATATCATGGCCACGGTTCAAGTGCCCGAGAACTTTCCTCGCGACTTTGGCGTCTATGATCTGAATGAATTCATCGCCGCGCTGAGCCTGCTGACAGATCCGACTATCGATCTGCTGGAAGATTCGGCGGTTCTCTCGAGTGATTCAACAACCGTCAAGTATCGGTTTGCCAATCCATCCGTGCTGACTACGCCGGCCAAGGAGATCAAGATGCCTTCAACCGACGTCAGCGTCAAACTGACCAACGTGTTGCTTGGCAAGATTCGTAAGGCCGCCGGTGTCCTGGGCCATTCGGTCGTCGCTCTGAAAGGTGCCGCGAACGGCGATCTGAGCTTGGTTGTCCTCGATCCAAAGGACTCTTCGGCCAACACCTTTACGGTGGCACTGACCGAGAAGCATACGACTGGCAAAGAATTCTCATTCGAATTCCTCATCGACAATCTGAAAGTCTTGGCCGGTGACTATAATGTCGCGGTATCATCCAAGCTCATCTCGGAATGGACACACGTTGACTTCAAGCTGAACTACTTCATTGCTTTGGAGAAGACATCAACCTTTGATAGCTAATAGATATGGCTATGCGACCATTAAAGAATAATGTCATCTATCGTCAAGACGTCGTGCTCGGCGGTCAGACCAGTAGCTCTATCATAGCTATCGATCCGGAGACTGCTTGGATTGTCGAGGCCGTGGGGTCTCAGGTCAAAGATGTGAAGATCGGTGATCGCATTGCCATCTCTGGTCATCCTCGACCCATCAATCAAGAGAAGAAACAGCTTTTCATGATTGCCGAAGATCAAATTCTGGCAGTCTACGGAAAGTAGAATCACGGAGTGCATGGTTGTAGAAAGCAACCTCGAGAAGGAACGCTTGACAATGAAGAGTCTAAGGAACGTCGAGTTTGATGACTCCGATTTGACGCTGGTGATGAAGCCAGCCACTCCGACCAATTTGGCCGCGTTAGTGCGATACTAGTTGCCCAGCACAAAAACGTGGGAATGAGTAAACCGAAATAAGTGCAAGCAGACTCATCACTATCACGGCCAATTCAATTTAGTCAGACATCTGACCAAATTTAGTAAGACGAGCCAAGCTTGGCATCGTGGTCTTACTAATAGCGGACTCCGTTAGCGCTATACGGAGGCAAACACGGTGAGAGACCGAACCGCGCGCAATTTACAACAAACTATGACGATCAATCCTAACGAATTCCTCTGGTGTCAGAAATACCGGCCTGGGAAAATAGACGACTGCATTCTTCCAACTCCTCTGAAAAAGACGCTGATGGGAATTGTCAACTCCGGTCAGGTTCAGAACTGCATCTTTGAAGGCACGGCCGGTTTGGGCAAGACGACCGCCGCCTTGGCCATCTGTCGTATGCTGAAACTCGATTATCTGCTCATCAACTGCTCGGAAGATTCCGGCATCGATGTCCTTCGTAATCGCATTCGACAGTTTGCCTCAACGGTTTCATTGGACGGTTCAGGCTCGATCAAGGTAGTTATTTTGGACGAGGCCGATTATTTGAATGCCACATCCACGCAACCGGCACTTCGTGGCTTCATTGAAGAGTTCTCGGCCAACTGTCGTTTCATTCTGACGTGCAATTTCAAGAATCGACTAATCGGTCCTTTGCATTCACGACTTCCTTCTATCTCTTTCAACTGCACCAAGAAAGAGCTTGCCGATTTGGCCGGTCAATTCATGACTCGACTGAAGACGATCTTGGACATCGAACGAATCAAATACACGGATGCAACTCTGGCCGAGATCATCATCAAGTTTGCTCCGGACTGGAGACAGATTCTGGGCAAATGCCAGCAGTTTGCCTCAATTGGTGAGATTGGTGCTAATGCCATCGCCAGTCTTTCAGATTCGAGCATTCAGGTTCTAATCAAGGCTCTGAAAGAAAAAGACTTTCGTGCCATGCGATCCTGGGTGGTAAACAGCAATGATATCGATTCGGCACAGATCTTTCGATCAATCTATGACTGCCTCACGGACGTAGCCAAGCCTGAATCGGTTCCTCAGGCCGTCATCATATTAGCCGACTATCAGTATAAGAATGCATTCGTGGCCGACAAAGAATTGAACACGGCGGCATGCCTAACCGAGCTCATGTGCAATGTTGAATGGAAGTAAGTTGAATACAATTTGTATTCATATCAAACCTTTATGAAAATATCCAAAGCAAAGGAAATATACGCATCCAGACACAGATTAGAATTGGAAGTGGCTTTGTGGCAATATAAGAAGAGTCGAATTTTCAATGGCGATAATCTTGAAGATATTATCGATGACATTGAAGACATTGTTTCGACACAAACCAATAAATGGCTTGATGAAGACCCCATTGATCTTACGCACAACGAAAAATGACTGAACCAAAGCCCAAGAAAATTTCATTCTTCGATTTTCTAACCTCTATCAATGAGGGAGCTCGAGGAAAGAATCTCTTTGATGATGAATCGATCGAAGAGAAAGCCTATGTTCCGTTCATGGTCAATCGAGGACTTAGTTGGTTCTCAGATACAATTCTCTTGGCCAATGAGATGAATCGAAGGCCAGCAATTCCGAATCAGGCACAGTATCATTTTCTCAGACTATCCATTCGTCCTCGTAAACGTTTCTCGAAGTGGCAGAAGAATGAAGATTCCGATGCCATAGACCTGATCAAGAAAGCCTATGGATTTAGCTCCGAGAAGGCTCGTCAGGCTCTGCCACTCTTCTCACCTCAAAAGCTTAAGGATTTGGCTCGAGCCATTGACGTAGGTGGTCGAAAGTAGCTTCAGAATAAATAAGTCAAAATGAATCATTCAATTCGTTATGACTTACGCCGCAGATCCTAATCTCGATACGAAAGACGTTCTGGCTCCTTGGTCTCCTCAGGACATGTTGGAGATCACTCTCAACGAGCCAGATGATTTTCTCAAGGTTCGCGAGACGCTAACTCGCATTGGTGTTGCTTCCAAAAAGGACGTCAATACACTATATCAATCATGTCACATTCTGCATAAGCAAGGCCGCTATGTGATTGTGCATTTCAAAGAGCTCTTCATGCTGGACGGCAAACCTTCGGATTTTTCACTGGACGATCTGGGACGACGCAATACCATTGCTCAACTTCTATCGGACTGGGGATTGCTAACGATCGTCAATCCTCTCAAGATGACCGAAAAATCCAGCCTTCGTCAGATCAAGATCATCTCTCACAAGGACAAAGCGGACTGGAACTTGGTGCCCAAATATCAGATTGGCAACGTCAAGAAGAAACTTTAAGTTTCGAAGCACATAATAAATAGAACAATATGTGTGCTGTGCCGATCAACGACGATTCATTCAAATTACAGATCTATTGTGACTTGGATGGCATCTTAGTCGACTTTGCAACTCCTCAGAAGGAACTCACCGGAGGCCTTGACTACGAAACCGCATCTAAAGAATTAGGACACGCTGAAGTCTGGCGGCGAATCAATGCTGGCGGCATCGACTGGTGGTCCAATCTCAAATGGCTGTCCGACGGTCGAAAGCTCTGGGAATATCTCAAGGACAAGAATCCCATCATTCTATCGGCCGGAGCCATCTCTATGACTGGTGATAGAGCCGAAAAAGGCAAGACAATCTGGTGTCACCGTGAACTTGGCTCTAACATAGAAGTCATTATCGCGCATCGATCCAAAGATAAGAAGTATTGGGCCGCACCTAATCATTTGCTGATTGATGACATGGAAGAGAACATTCGTGACTGGAGGAGCCGTGGAGGCATAGGAATCCTTCATCGGAACGCGGATCAGACGATCTTAGAACTCAGGGAACATATTCTATCGTTCTCGAATAAAGATCAGCTGGAGGAGGATCTGAGAGCGCTGGCGGTGGCTGGAATGCTCGGTCTATCGACCATCAAGGGCATGGCAGGTCATAAAGCTCAGATGCCTCATTCTCCTCAGTCTGGAAAGCCAGCCATCACTCAGGCCACCCATAAGGTTAATCCCATGAATGCTTCTTCTCCCGAGCAAGTACTGATGTCTTACGAGAACTCCAAGGACAATCCGAAGGGCGGATACGATAAGGCTCAAGGTCGTTGGTATCCTCATCGAAGCCTCGAAGGTGGATCGGACACGATCGCCTATGGTCACAAGCTTCTTCCCGGAGAAGACTTCTCCAAGGGAATCACGGATGAAGAGGCCATCACTCTTCTTCGTCAAGACATTGCCAAGCGCGAGGTCGCCATTCGAAAGGCCCTTCCTGAATACGACTCGCTTCCTCAGTACGTCAAGAATGGCATCGTCTCCGCATGGTATCGCGGCGATCTAGGTCCCAAGGCTACTCCCAAGACGATGGCACTCATGAAGGCCGGTGACTGGTCTCAAGCCGCGGCCGAGTATCTCAACAGTCGAGACTTCAAGACTGGATTTGCCGGCGTGAAGAAACGCATGCAAGACAACGCGGATGCCTTTGCAAAGTTTGCTTCAGAAAAAGTTTTCAGGTGATCAGCTGATCACGTATAAATAAATTTGAGTCCAGACGGATTCAATCGGCGAATGCCTTCGGGGTTTGCTGATAAAACAACAACAAGTTCCCTGCTTAAGTGGGGGAAAGGAAACAAATGCAACTCGGTCACTACAGCTACGTCCCACGCCAATTCTTCATTGGCTTCGATGATCTCTTCAACCTCCTAGAATCCCAACCTTGGAAGGCTGAAGCGAATACATTCGGCACATATCCACCTCATAATGTCATTAAGATTGATGAGGATAACTACACCATTGAATTCGCCGTCGCCGGTTTCAAAGCCGAAGACATCGATCTCGAGGTTATGGACTCCGTGCTACGCATCACCGGTGGCAAGAAAGACGAGCGTGAATACTCCCATAAAGGAATCTCTTCGAAGAACTTCTTCAAGACATTCACACTCGCCGATTACGTAGTCGTCACTGGCTCAACCCTCGAAGATGGTATTCTCTCGATTCATTTGAAACGTGAGTTACCCGAGTCGAAGAAGGCTCGTAAGATCTCGATTGGTAAGCCGCAGTTCCTCAAGGGCTGAGGCCGTAAAATAGGGTCCGTGAGGTAATTTGGTTATGTACTTCACGGACCCTTCATGTTATATTATGTGGACATGGCTAAACATCTAGATCTTCAGTTTTATACTTCTGTTGCTCGAAACATGAACATGCTGCTGGTTCGTGGTTATGATCGTGATGGTCAGCGTGTTCAGGAAAAGATTCGATTTCGTCCTACGTTCTATCTTGAATCCAAAGATCCTGCTCGCACCAAGTTCAAAAGCCTTGATGGAACCGCGGTCGAGCCCATGCATTTTGACACGATGTCGGAGTCTCGCAAGTTTGTCGAGACGTATAAGAATGTTCCATCGTTCAAGATCTATGGTAACGATCGGCATATTCCGGCTTTCATCTACTCGCAGTTTCCTCTCTCGATTCAGTATCAGCAATCACTGATTCGCATCTGCACTCTGGACATTGAAATTGGCAAAGAGTCTTGGGGATATTCAGAGCCGCATGAAGCACGAAATCCAATTGTGGCCATCACGGTCAAGTGCTCGACCGACAACACCTGTCACACCTGGGGATTGAAGCCTTATGATGCCTCACTGGCCACTACAACTCGGTATTCAATCGACTATCGTCAATTTCAGACCGAAGGTCAATTGCTCGAAGACTTTCTACGCTGGTGGACAAATCCAAACAATTCACCGGACATCATCACTGGCTGGAACACGCGTGCCTTTGATATTCCCTATCTGATCACTCGACTACAGAAGCTTGGCGGCGATGAGGCCGCACGAGTCATGAGCCCGTGGAATCTGATTGAGTCCAAAGAAGTCAAACTGAAAGGCCAGATGCAAACGATGTTTGAGATCGTAGGCATTCAACAGCTCGACTATATGGATCTCTTTCAGAAGTTCACGGCTCACACGTATGGTGCTCAGGAACAATACACGTTAGATCACATTGCCAAGGTAGTTCTCGAAGAAGGCAAAGTAGAATACGATGGCACTCTTGATGAGCTCTATCATTCAGATCATCAGACATTCATTGACTACAATATTCGCGACGTTGAATTGGTTGATCGTCTGGAAGAAAAACTCGGGCTAATTCAGCTAGTTCTTATGATGGCTTACATGGGCGGTGTAAACTATGCTGATGCTTTAGGAACCACTGCAATCTGGGATGCCATCATTTTTCGCAAGCTTTCCAATAAGAACATCATCGTTCCCTTTCAACCTGAGCCACCATCTCATGTTCCTAAGTTCGCCGGTGGTTATGTCAAGGAAGTTCAGGAAGGCATGCATGAATGGATTGTGTCATCGGACGTCAATTCGGAATATCCCAATCTGATCGTGCAATACAATATGTCGCCCGAGACTTACATTGATCATGTACGAATGGATGTAGATCCGGATCTGATCATCGATCGAGTATTGAACAATCGGCCTCTCTTTGATGAAGATCCGGGAGTTTGTGTGGCAGCCAATGGCATCTGCTTTCGTCGTGACATAAAAGGTATGATTCCACAATTGGTCGAGGAACTCTATGATCGCCGAGTGAAGACCAAGAAAGAGGCTGGCAAAAATAAGAAAGCATTGAATGCTTTGCCCAAGGATTCTGAGCAGCGGCATCTAATTGAAAAAACAATCGCCAAGCTCGATACGGAACAGACGGCCGTGAAGATTCTTTTGAATTCGTTGTACGGAGCACTCGGAAATCGTTTTTTCCGCTATTTCAACATCAATGTGGCCGAAGCCGTCACGCTATCTGGTCAAACCGCGATTCGTCTGGCCGAGGCGACCGTGAATCGATATGTGTGTAAGATTCTGAATGAAACTGAAGTTCAAGATCAGATTCAGGATCGTGTTCTGGCCGTTGATACGGATTCGGTCTATGTGTGCCTCAAAGATGTGATTGAAAAGTTCGAACCCAAAGATCCTGTCGCATTTCTAAATGAGTTCTACGTGAACGGCATCGGCTTAGAACTGGAAAATGCCTTTGAACGATTGGCCAAGACGACTTATGCTTATGAGAATCGAATGGAAATGAAGCGCGAAGCAATTGCCGATCGTGGAGTCTGGACGGCCAAGAAGCGTTACATTCTCAATGTGCTTGACAATGAAGGCGTTCGATATGCGGAACCAAAATTGAAGATGATGGGCATCGAAGCCATCAAGTCTTCGACTCCGGCCATCTGTCGCACGGAGATGAAGCGCATGTTCAAGATCATCATGACGGGCGATAAGAAAAAGACACAGAATGCGATCGCCGAGTTTCGTTCTCGCTTCAATACGTTGCCTCCTCGTGAGATAGCCTTTCCTCGAGGTGTCAGTGATGTGGAAGGATATGCATCAAAATCCACCATCTATCAGAAGTCGACTCCTATCAATTCACGTGGAGCATTGCTCTACAATCATCTGATCGAGATCAAGGGACTTCAGGCTAAATACAAACCAATTCAGTCTGGTGATAAGATTCGTTTCATCTATCTGAAGACACCAAATGTCATTCAGGAGAACGTGATATCATTTCCGGCCGCTCTGGATTTGCCCGAGGAGTTTGGTCTGCATAAGGCAATCGATCATGATCTGCAGTTTCGTAAGACATTTCTGGAGCCTCTCGAAATCATTCTCAAATCAATCGGATGGTCGGCCGAAGATGGCGGATCGTTGGAAGAATTCTTTGGATAATATTATGTCAAACACACCAATAGCAAAAACCGTTACATGCAGCCTTGCAGGAGAATCCAGTTATACGAGCTGGTATATTGGCTTGTTCACCATCAAGCGCGAAACGAATGGACAAACCTACTTTGTTTTTCAGAATAATCGCTTTCTCTCGTCGCACGATAAACTAAAAGACGCCATCACTTACATACTCATTCAACAAGGATGGAATGTTGTGGGCATAGATAAAGTGGCCGAACGCATGTTGACTTTAGCACTATTCGAATAATGAGCGTAAATCTAATTCATGACATCGCTGATATGCATCAGCACTATGGCATCAAAAGCTCCATAGACAAACTCGACGCCGAGAAGCTTAAGGCCTATTTGATCTTTCGCTTCAATTTCCTTCAAGAAGAGTTGAATGAAGGCAAGAATGCCATTGTCGATCGCAATGCCGAAGAAGTCGTTGATGCTTTGATCGATCTCTGTGTCGTGGCCATTGGCACGCTGGATGCCTATGGAATCGATTCGTATAAGGCCTGGGATGCCGTGCTAAAAGCCAATATGAACAAACAAGTGGGTGTCAAGGCCTCGCGGCCCAATCCTTTTGGTTTGCCAGATCTCGTGAAGCCCGAAGGATGGACTCCGCCGTCTCATGAAGGCAATCACGGTCTGATTACTAAGGCCTTTGAGGAGGAATAAGTGTGTACTTTATTCAGCATTGTGATATGATGCTGAATCTACATCATGATCGCCGGAACCATATTCAAATCAATCTTCGACAATAAGACGCATCGTCGAATGGAATTTGATTCCTTCGATGACTTTGAGAATTTGCTCTATCAGCTCGCCAAAGTCCCGGGATATAAGCCTAAGAAAGATGAGCGATTCAATTCAAATGCTTCTCCTCTCATCACTCCGGCCATCTTTAAGCCTGATACAACGCGAGCCAATGCAAATGTAGATTGTTGGGCTGGCTGGGTGGCCATCGATGTTGATGATTATCCGGCCGGTGAATTCGAATCGACCATAGCCATATTTCGTTCATATCGTCACGTCTGCTATTCATCTGCATCATCCACTCGAGAGCATCCTAAATTTCGAATAGTGCTTCCTCTGACCGAACATGTTTCGGCCGAGAAGATCAGGCATTTTTGGTATGCGTTGAACAAAGAATTCAAGTCTTTGGCCGATCCTCAAACCAAAGATCTTTCACGAATGTATTACATTCCGGCTCAATATCCGAACGCTTACAACTTCATCTTCTCACATCGAGAAGCTTCGATTCTAAATCCAATCGAGCTAATGTCCAAGTATCTCTATGTCGAAAGAGCCACAACTGGCATTCTGGACAATCTGCCTGAGCATGTGCAGAGATCGATTGAGAAGTATCAGAAGAGTCATCTGACAAATGGCCATAAGTATTCTTGGACATCATATCGCAATTGCCCATTCGTCAAGAAGCATCTGATTCAACAATATCGATCGATCACATCGACCGGTTGGTATGCACTCGTGTATAAGATCATGACCTCGATTGCTGCGTCGGCCATACAGAAAGGTTATCCGATCACGGCCAAAGAGATCGCAGACCTTTGTCGAGAACTCGATCGAGATACCGGATCGTGGTATAAGAATCGAGGAATGGAAACCGAAGCCGCACGAGCCATTACATTTGCTCTGAGAGGATCTCGTAGATAATTATGAAAGCCGCCATCGTCACTCCCTACTATAAAGAAGATCAGGCCGTTCTTAATCGTTGCATTCGCTCGGTTCGAGAACAGACACACAAAGACATCAAGCACTTTCTAATCGCCGATGGCTATCCTCAGCATTTTGATTACGACATCGAACATGTGGCCATTCCAAACTGTGGAGACTACGGAGATACACCTCGTGCCATTGGTGCGGCCATCGCTTCATCTCAAGGATATGATGTCATTGCATTCCTCGATGCGGACAACTGGTACGAGCCAGATCATATTGCCGAGGCTCTAAAATACATGTCGGCTGATAAACCGATCGTGACCACTGGCCGCAATCTCAGACGACTGGATGGATCCTTTTTGGGAGCATGTCCAGAATCTGATGGTGTGAATTTCTGTGATACCAATTGCTACGTCATTCATCAAAGCGTAGCTGGTGTCATTGGCAATTGGACGTTCAAACCCAAGAGGTATGGAATCATAGGCGATCGAATATTCTGGCACAATCTACCCAAGCATTTCTGTGCGCGCTCGCCCAAACACACCGTGAACTATACGACTAAGTTCGCCGTGCATTATCAGCACTTTGGAGAGAAGCCTCCACGCGATTCCATTGTATTTGTCAACGGAGCAGATGGACTACCTCGTGCGGAAAAATACTATAAATGATATTATGATTACGGCACACATAGGACCTAATGGGAGGTTGGGCAATCAAATGTTTCAATATGCGGCTCTGATGGGCATCGCGACTAAACAGAATCTCGATTGGGGAATCGATCGACGATATGGAAATTCTCTTACGTGGAAAGAATTTCCGATTGATAATACCTTTCACGCCATGACGGTTGATAAGGCATTTAATCTGTCGTGTAAGGATTGTGTTCCTGGCGAGTATAAGTTTGCCATTGAGAATAGTCCAAATGAATTTCATTTTCAAGAGAAATTCTTTCATACAGGTGATAATGTATGTCTACGTGGATACTTTCAAACTCATCGATACTTTGAACACATTGAAGATCGGGTACGACGTGAATTCACTTTCAAACCCGAGATCATCGAAGAAGCCAAGAAATATCTTCGTCCTGATCGTGAGACGGTATCGATTCATGTTCGGCGAGGTGACTATGTGCAAAATACATGGCATGGCTTATGTGATGAAACATATTACCGTAGGGCCATTGAAGAGAACTTTCTGGATAAACTATATGACTTCGTCTACATCACGGATGATCCGGTGTTCTTAGGACAAAAGATTCGTCCGAGCGATTCGGTCCGTCTCTGTACGGCTAATAATCAATTTGTCGAGATGTGCCTGATGTCACTGTGTCAGCATAATATCATCGCAAATTCAACATTCTCATGGTGGGGGAGCTGGTTAAACTCTAATCCAAATAAGAAAGTTATAGCTCCGTCTGTGTGGTTTCGTCAGCACCTGGCGGAGGCAAATATCAGCGACCTGTATCAGAAAAACTGGATCATTATATGAAATTCTTCTCGACCTTCATACCACCTTCTCTTTATGAGAAGACTCTTCTGACTGGAGAAGACTTCATTCTTCCGAGCAAAAAAGTCGACTTCTCCGATAGGAACGTTACCGTATTCACCGACTTTATTCCGAATACAGATCAGCTGAAACTTAGCGCATGTAACATACTCGTCATACAGGAACCGAATCAATTGTTTGGTCTACACGACTGGGCGATCACAAATCATCGAGCTTTTAATTTGATTTTGACTTGGGGAGATTCAATACTGTCAAAGTGTCCAAACTCCATGATGTTTCCCTTTGGTACGTCTTTCATCTGGGACAACAAGCGGACATATCAGAATATCAGCATCAATGAAAAGAAGTTTGAAACTTCATTTCTTTGCGGTGTCAAGAATGCCATCGAGGGTCATCGGCTTAGACACAGCATCTTCAACTCTCGATCTTCAGTGACAACTCCAAACAGCTGGATCTTTCAATGCGAACCTCAAGACAAAGTAGTATGCTGGAAAAGCATGTTCCATATCGTGGTCGAAAACTCGAGGAATAAGAACTACTTTACGGAGAAAGTGATTGACAGCTTCCTGACCAAGACCGTTCCCATATACTGGGGATGCCCAAATCTATCAGACTTCTTCAATCCAGATGGGTACATCACGTTCAATGACGAGGACGAACTCATTCAAATCGTCAATGGTCTAACGGAAGAAGACTATCATAAGAGGAGTCAGGCAATCGAAGATAACTGCCGGAGGGCTCTCTACTGGGGTGACTATTTCTATCGCCTGAGTGAAATACTTGAGAATCTAAATCTACCCAAGCTATGAACGATCCGATCGTATCGATATGCATTCCAACTTATGAAATGGCCGGTCAAGGCGTCGCTTACCTTGAACATTCATTTTCAATACTAACTCGTCAGACATTCAAGTCTTTCGAAGTGATCGTGTCCGATCAGAGCATCGACGATGGGATCAATCGACTATGCGAACAATGGAATGATCGTTTACTCATTCGATATGTTAAAGCGATGAATCGAGGTAACTCTTCTCATAATATCAACAATGCGATTCATCACGCATGTGGAAAGGTGATAAAGCCACTCTTTCAAGATGACTTCCTAACTTCCGATCGAAGTCTTGAAGCAATGATGTTCTGTTTCGCGGGAAGTCAAAACTACTGGTTGGCAATGGCTTCATGCCAGTCTCCGGACGGTGTCAGGCTGGAACGACCGAACTTTCCATTCTATCATGATGAGATTCAATATGGCACAAATACTATCAGCTCGCCGAGTGTCATTATGTTCAAGAATGAAAACGTCCTGCGATTCGATGAGAATTTGATATGGCTGATGGATGTCGACTACTACAAGCAGCTGTATGATAAGCATGGGCTTCCAGCGATCTGCAATCAGATCACGGTGGCAAATCGCGAGCATTCGAATCAGATAAGCTCGTCTTTGGTTAGCGATGCGAAGAAGCAATCTGAACTTGAATATGTAAGAAGAAAGTACGTGCGCACATGAGATTCAAAGCAATTTATGTGATGACTCCGGCTCAGTATCAGGCCGGAGGGATCGAATCATTGTATCAGTTGATCGACGGCATCAATCGACTTGGAGGTAAAGCTATACCGATCTTTGATCGTCATTGCTCGAATCCGGTCCTAAACATCTATGCTCACTACAAGTTTTCAGAGTATGGATTCTCTGTTCCAGACGAAGCTGAAAGTCTACTAATCGTTCCTGAAGTGTGGACCGCGATGCTTCCTTCATTCAAATCGATATCACGGGCTATCTGGTGGCTAAGCGTTGACAACAATCATTCTAAGTTTCAGGACTTTCACGACACCTCAATTACTCACTTCTGTCAGTCGCGGTACGCTTACGACTACGTCACTCGCAATGGAGCTAAGAATGTTCACATGCTGAACGATTACATCTTTGGTGCCAATACAATTCAAGATATTCCTCTATCAGAGAAGCAAGACTTCGTATGCTATAATCCGGCCAAGGGGTACGAAGTGACGATGCAGATCATGACGGAGAATCCGAACATCGACTTCAGACCGATCTCAGGACTGAATCGAGAACAGGTCATCGATCTCCTGTGCAAGAGCAAGATTTATATAGACTTTGGGAATCATCCTGGAAAGGATCGAATCCCTCGTGAAGCTTTGCTTTTCGGTAACTGTGTTATCACAAATCGTAAAGGTTCAGCGGCTTTTAGTGAAGACGTAACGGTTCCAGACATGTATAAACTCGGCGATCACCGAATGATAGGTGAAGTGATTCGACGATGTCTGACTTCATATGAGACGATTATAGACGAATTTGCTAATAGTAAAAACATTCTTAAACATCAATGTTCTGACTTGGACATGCAAATCAAGGAATACTTATTATGAACGATCTAGGACCAAATCAAGAGATTCTAGCACAAACCGTCGATTCGCTTGGATCCGACAGAATGTTTGTGGATTTAGGCGTTAGAAGCGGAGAGTCGTCGATGATGATGATTGCGAATGCTTCTGCTCGAAATAATAGAGTGCACGGAGTCGACATTGACTCTGCTCAGGTTCCATCTTATCTGACGAATCATGAACGATATGCATTCATACTCGGAGACTCAGTTACGATCGGCAAACATTGGAACAAAGGATCCATCGACCTGCTCTTCATTGACACGTGCCACATCAAAGAGCAGGTTCTTTGTGAGCTATTCTTCTGGTTCCCTCACATCAGGGAAGGTGGCTATGTCGTATTCCATGACACCGCATGGCCGAAAGACAAGCACGATATGTACGGAGGCATAGTCTGGGAAAGGCCAGAAGAAGCGGTCAAAGCGTTCTTCGGTATCTCGAGTCTGGATCAAAAGACTGAATTTGTCGAGTCGAAACATTATCCGGAATCATGGGGAATGACGTTCGTGCAAGTGAAAAAGCAATTTTCTCCTCAGCAGAACTTCAAAGATTGGCAGGCTACATTTGAGAAACGAAACCATCTCCTCGACATCCTGTCGAAGACCATACGTCTGCCTGAATTTGAAAAGCTATGAAAGTTAACGTCGTCGGATGCGGCCTCTCTGGCATCACGGCCGCACGACTCCTGACCGATGCCGGACATGAGTGCCGCATTTTCGACTCGCGCAAGCACATCGGCGGTAACTGCTATGATTCCAATGTATGTGGAGTGATGGTTCACAACTATGGCCCTCACGTCTTTCACACGGACGATGAGCGAGTGTTTGAATTCCTATCCCGTTTCACAGAATGGACTCCATTTAAGCTTCAGCCGAAGGGAAACACTCGCCTTGGGCTAGTATCGCTTCCATATTCTCGAAAGACCGTCGCCGAGATTGGTCGCGAGCTGTCTCAGGAAGAGATCATTGAGTATATGTTTCGTGAGTACTCCGAGAAGCAATGGGGAGTTCCGTTCGATCAAATCCCAGCAAGCATCACGAATCGCATCCCGAAGACCAAGGATTGTGACGATCCCACCTGGTTCGAAGGCCAGAAGTATCAGTGCATTCCCCGAAACGGATACACGAAAATGTTCGAAGCCATGCTCGAAGGCATTCCTGTAGAGCTCGGATGCGCCTCAGACGAATGGAAGAAGCACTCGACAGACCTGACCGTCTACACTGGAAAGGTCGACGAGTACTTCAACTTTCGATTCGGTGTCCTTCCTTATCGTTCTCTCAGATTCGTTCATAAAGTAACGAGTGAGCGCATGCCGTTTTGCATTCAGAACGAGAACAATAGAACGAACGACTACACTCGAAAGTACGATCACGGTTACTTCACTGCAAATCATGAAGGATTGACTGTCATCACCGAGGAGTATCCTCAGACTTGCGGAAATGAAGACGTTCCGTTCTATCCAATCCCATTCGGAGAAGGCCTGAAGGTCTATATGGAATACAAGAAGCTGGCTGATGCGGAGAGGAAGACAATCTTCCTGGGACGATTGGCAACCTATACTTACCTCGACATGTGGATGGCCGTCAAGCAAGTGATGATTCGAGTCGATCGAATTCTGTCGTAATTTCGCCGTGTACTTCTGAACCTTTCATGGTAATATGATCTGGCAATGGATTCTTTATCGTTGAAAAGTAACTTCGTAATTTAGCGGTTTACAATAGAGAAAACTGTGATAAGATATTCACAGAATGAAGCCAGATCGTAAAGATGCTTTGGGTAATGAACTTAAGTGGGGAGATCGCCTTGTGCGAATCGATAGCCCAAACTACCTTAGCGTTGCCGATGTCAAGAATGGCACGACTCGCACAAATGGATATACCGAATTCATTCTTACGCCAGACAAATTGAACTGGATTTCGGGAGTATCGATAAACAAATTATGAAAGCACTAATATCAACTCTGATCATCACCTCTTCTTTGCTCACCGGCTGCGTGGGCGAATTCTATGCACCACCTTCAACGGTTAGATGTTACGTGAATCCTCGATATGAGGTTTACGATTCAGATCCGGTGCCTGTCTTAAGTCCTCCTCCAGCCATACCCATCTACTATGCTGCGCCCGTGACAACCTTTCAGCCCGGTTTCTATTTCAATTTTAATCGCGGCTATCATCATTGTCACTAATCACGTCAATACAACACCACTATATGAACAAAAACACCAAACGAAACAAACCCGCCATTCTGGAAGCAAACAAGAACGCCAAGCGTAAGTCGACCAAACCCAAGGTTGCGGCCTCGGCTAGTCGCATTGCCGAAAAGGGCCCGTCTCTGCTCGAACAAGCCTACATGTGCGGTCGACTTCCTCGTCCGACGGCCTAAGTAATTACCTCATCGATATTCATTATGGGATGCTTTGATATTTCTTACTCCTTGGTGATACTATGGTACTATGACCAATAAGGAAAAGCTTGGCCGATTGGGTGAAGATCTCTTCATCTTTTTGAATGGCGGCGTGAAGTCGAATGATAAGTTCGACACTCAAAAAGATCTGATTCTAAACAATCAGACTGTCGAGATCAAGACACAAAATCGTCATCCGACCAAAGATTCATTCACCATTGGTTCCTCGTTGCATCTGAATAATCTACTCAAGTGCTTGGTTGTAGATCGTCTGATCTTTGTGGAATATGGACATACCGACGAGATCCTTGTTTGGGAAGTGACGGATCGAAAGTCTTACTTCATCTACACGACACGACCGACCACCACTTATCGAGACGGTCTGACAATGGTTGGTTATCCAATCTCCAAAATGATCTGCCTACATAAGTATAGAGACGAACATCTGGCTTCACAAATGCGAGAGCTCTCTTCGTCCAGTCAGTTTAACGGCAAACGTCTGCAATACGTTTCGTAATTAAATGATTTACTTGAATCACCTCACAGACTATAATAGTGTAACAATATGAGCCAATCAACACCTGAACATTCATCTTCCGGAATCAATGAACGCGAATCGATTCGCACTCTACGCGAATGCATTGACTTGCAACTACGCAAAGGCAATGACTATCAGAATCCTACATCGCGAATCAAGCAGGCCGATTACTATCCGAATGGCCTTCTCACTTTGATCGACATCGTTCATGCCAAGAAACTTCGAATGGATTCGGTTGTCGCGGCTATGCAGAACGATCCAAACTATTATCCCAACTTCGAATCGATCGAAGACTCGGCCAAAGACATGATCAACTATTGCTCATTCATCGTTTCATACTGCCGCGGTAAGATGGATGGTCAAAAGCCAGATCATGACTTTCTCAATCGTCCTACAAACCGGTATGGTCTAAAATTTGATGCTCACTCGTAATATGCTCAAAGTAAACGACATTCAATTTCAATTTCAAGATCTGCTCAAGGCCGGTAAGTTTGTCGCGGATAAGTCCGGTGTCAAGACTCTGGAGATTGTTAATGCCTCATTCATTGCGGATGAGGAATCAATCTTTGGTGTTTTGAATTACGACTACATCGATCGTGAGCTCGAATGGTATAAGTCTATGTCACTTAATGTGAATGACATTCCTGGCAAGGTTCCGGAGATCTGGAAGCGCGTGGCAACTCCAGATGGCCGCATCAATTCAAATTATGGTTGGTGCATCTGGGCCAAAGAGAACAGCGAGCAATATAAAAACGTTCTCTCTGAACTTATCTGCAACACTGAAACGCGTCGCGCGATCATGATCTACACGCGGCCTTCAATGCATGATGACTTCTGTAAAGATGGCATGTCAGACTTCATGTGCACCAACACGGTTCAATATCTTCTGCGCGACGGTCAGATTCATGCAATTGTAAACATGAGAAGCAATGATGTTTGGGCAGGATATAGGAATGATTATGCATGGCAGAAGCATGTACTCGATCTATTGGTGGCCGACTATAATCGTCTAACAGAATCAAATATAGCCGCCGGCGATATTCATTGGAATGTTGGATCATTGCATTGCTATGAGCGCAATTTTTGGATGGTAGAATGTTATGGTAAATTCCGGCGCAATATGTCAAAAGCTGAATACATCGCCTTGTGCCCTGATTCGAAATATATTAGCTAAATAATCTAATGACGTCTATGAACGGCATTTCAATTTGATTCAACCCATGTGCGACTAACACAATGTTTAATCAAGAAGACTGTTCGACAAGAAAATGGGATCTGCGGTTTTTAGAAGCCGCTCGTCAAATTGGAACGTGGTCCAAAGATCCTTCCACACGTGTCGGCGCAATCGTGGTTTTGGATCGAAAGATTCTGGCCACCGGCTACAACGGCTTTCCTCGTGGAATTGCGGATACGCCTGAGAGACTGGCCAATCGTGAAGTCAAATATAAGTATGTCGTTCACGGCGAGATGAATGCCATTTACAATGCTCTCAAACATGGCATCTCTTTGAAAGGCGCCACGCTCTATGCGGTAGGTTTGCCCATCTGTTCCGAATGTGCCAAGGGCATCATTCAAGTAGGAATCTCTCGAGTGGTGGTTCCTCAGCAGACTGTGGCCGAGCAATGGATTAAGTCATGCGACTTCACCAAAGAGCTCTTTGCTGAAGCCGGAATTGAATACTACTGGATTGAATCATGATTGAAACGACGCCTTATTATCAAGACTTTCTGCGCTACTTTAAGCTAGCCAAGGAGCAACAGATCAAATGTAACGTCTCGAACGAGGCACCCTTTGGTATGCTTAAACATGCAGATTCGACGATGGGTGACTCATTGATGGAGCACGTAGAGCTCTATGATGTCGTTGAACGTAAGTATGCCGGATTCTCTCAGATCGTCAATGATGTCTTCTATGGCTGGTCTCAGGAGCATCCCTATTGGAGAAAGATGGAAGCCCGAATGATTACGCCTCAGCGTGATCAGGTGGCACACGACTGGACTGGCAAGCATTCTGACTTCTCACTGCCCGAATGGCTCTACATCTTTATTCTACATCGTGTCTGTGGCTCTGGCATCAATTATGCACAGAAACCTTCGGGCTATCATAATACGTTGCTCTTCAAACTGCATCGCGCCAAGACTATTGAGGAAATGTGTTTGATGGTGAAGAATGAACAGAATCCTTTTTACACTTCCGTGGGATATCAATTTCCGGCCTTTCCTAAACCGGCTGCCGGATATAAACGCGGAGGAGATTACTTTCTTTGTGAATATGCTCCTCGTCTGGCTCGAGCTCTGGCCGACTGGTTGGTGAAAGGCCACAAGAAGACTCTACGCGAGATTGGCTCATTCATGCTCAAGTGGAATGTCGACAATGGCCTTCGTCAATACCATTTTCAGTATGCGGCCACTATCGCGGACATCGCGGATTGGTATCCTGAATTTGTGGTTCGAGATTCTCTATTCTTCTATGGATCGAATGCTACCGAATGCATATCGTATTTGGCTCGCCCTCTCAAGAAGATGAAGACCGAGGAATTTCTGGATGCGGTAATGGAAAAGGCCTGTGTTGACACCGGTGAGGTTCCCTATAATGTAGAAGATGTTTGTTGCGACTACATTCGATATTGCACAAACTATGTGCGTCTGGGAGAAGCCTATGATGCCATTGATCGTGATCAGGTCTGGAACTCGTCCAAGATCATTCATCCGTATGGAAGACAAAAGGCAATGATCGATCTAGGACTGATCAAATCTTTCAATTCTGATTCGACTCCATATTACTACGATGAGGTGCTGAAGGCTAACAATCTGACACCTCAGGCCTACATCAAGCTTGTGCAATCTCATTCGGATTACAAAGACTGGATTGGAGTGTCCGAAAAATTCTCCACTAAATAATTTTATCATGAAACCTTATACCATTGCCGCCGATGGCACCAACAAAGACATTCCTATGGGCATGTCTCGTCACGATGCTCAACGTCATTACACTGAAATCTGGGGCACATTCAAATCTCGAATTGAGGCTCCGGTAGTCGAAAAGTTTGAAGACAAATACATTCTTCGTGCGGATCTCGCACCGGGTGGACTAAAAGCCTTTGGCGGCGAACGTGTCATTGCCGAGACCTCAAAGGACACATTGGTTTATTGTGCTCCGCGTCAAGGGCATGCGCCAGATGCAATCGCGATGCTTGCGGAGATGTATGGCAAAAAGTGTGTCTTCTTCTGTCCGGCATCCGATAAAGTTTCAACTCATCAGGGAGCTCTATTTGCCTATCCTCATGCTGACATGCGCTTCTTCAAGATTGCAGCAATGCCGGTTCTAAATCTCTATGCTCGTAAGTGGGCCGATCGGAATAACGCTCAGTATCTACCCTTTGGCCTGACTGGTAATGCAATGGTCACGGCTGGTCTGGCCAATATGGCTGCTAGCGTCACACAGATCATCGGACATGAGCCTTCAGAGATCTGGTGTGCAGTTTCAACAGGAACGATGATCCGTGCGCTTCAGATTGGCTGGCCAAGTGCCAAAGCTTATGGTGTGGCTGTGGCTCGAAACATTCATAAGGGCGAGATAGGTGATGCGGAGGTGATCTCGGCCACTATGCCCTTCTTGACACCTCATTCGATTGCCAAGAAGATGCCATTTCCTACGACTGCGGCTTATGATGCCAAGGCCTGGGAAGGATTCATTCAGCGAGCCAAGCCCGGAGCAATCTTCATCAATGTTGGTGCGGATGCTCACATTAGCCGTAATCTGTCCAAAGTCGATCTGAGCCGAATTGACTCGCAGCGCAAGTGGCATGACATGGGCGACATGAATGCCAATCGCGCCTTCAAATCTTAATATGACGAATCAGATTGAATATCCAAATACCGACACGTCCGTCAAAATCATCAACGGAAAACCTGCGCTTTCTTGGATGTGGAAGTGGGGACAGGATGCATGTGAAGAGAAATTCTTTGAGTTCTGTCGTAAGTTTGACCTTCGTGAGGATAAGCTGCTCAGCGAAGACTATCAGATCTTCTCCCATCGCCTTCACTGGCACGAGCACCCCTTCGTTGAACTCATGGCCGGAGTTAAAGACTCTCGCGATCGCCTCTGGTACGCCTTGGTCTTCTCGTTTACCAATGAGCACTGGGGTACGCTGACCCACCTGATGACTCACGGCATCGATAAGACTCGCGAGCACTTCAAGCATAATCGCCATGCCCGTTCTGACCTCTTTCAGATCTACTATCCCAAGGGTACGGACGTAAAGGAGTGGCTCCTGACTGGACCGTTGAAGGCGGCGAATGCTCTGCATCATCACCTCACGAACGGCAAGAGGTACACGATGATGCAGTTTGCCAAGATCCTCGAGGCTCACTTCAAGAAGGAACAGAACTTTCGTTCTCCACTCTATCCGTGTAAGAACA